AAATAACTCAATACTGCATCATACTCATCCACCGGCACGTGTTGCTGGTACCCGTAGAATCTGTCAAAGATCTGTACAGTAAGATCGGTTTTGTTATTGATAGCATTTACTGATGCCATGATCAACCACCACTGATGAGATTACGTAGCTTGGTAGCAGCATCGGTTCCGGCTGGAGTTGGAAACAACTGGCCACCTTGGCTGTTGGCCACGGCCTGCACCGCCCCGGGTAGCCCGCCAGCAGCAGCTCCTGCCAGACCAGCTACCAGTCCTTGTGTGAGTGCTCCGCTTCCAGCCAAAGCTCCATTCAGGAAACTGGCTGCTGTGGGGACCAGAGCTTGACCCACTGCGCCCAATAAATTTTGTGTGGTATTTTGACCTTGGGCCAAGGCCTGTAGATCTTGTTTGCTACCATTGGGACTAGGTTGTATGGTTCCTTGACTCTCTACTGTGGCCGTGCTTCCAGGCACAGCAATTGGGCTGGGCACGACGTCATAATATGCAGGATCAGCAAATCCAGTTACTGGATCACTGGGTTGGGCTCCGCCTACGGCCCCACTGTAGTATTTGACATTTTCGTAACGTATGCTCATGGTATGTGTCATAATGCCATTACCTTGACCATAATCGTAGGTGTCGTGGGTCCATTCGGTTATCAAGGGATTGATCATGGTGTACTGAGCATAGGTCTTTTGACTCATTCCATATATGGTGATATCACGGAAGAATGGTTCTTGTCCACTGGCTGGACCGGTCAACAACGAACTGGCCAGACTTTGCAGACTAGGATTGTTGTAGCCTTGACCACTGAGACCCCATTTCTGTACAGGACGACTGGCAGCATAGGTATCGTTGCTGCCATAACTGAATCCGCTGAGAGCTGTGCTGATTTCTCCCAATACTCCAGACTGGTTGGGAGTGTTGCCATATTTGTAAACCGGATCACTGTAGTAGTATTGATAATACTGATACCACATGTTGCGCACCAGATCGCTGTGATCGTCGTTGAAAACTATGGTAGCAGGATTGTAATTGATCTTGGTCTGGACCAAACGTTTACGATTGTACTGATTCATTGTGGCCACATCAATGGTGTAGCCCGGCAACTGTGCTGTTTTGACTGTGAGACCAATGGTGCTGCTCTTACCGCCCGACAGCAAATTGGCCACTGCCGGTATGTTGGTGTTTAAATTGAAATAGACATAAAATAAAAACTTGTTGCGAGGTGCAAGGTCGTAGCCGCCGGATCTGAAAGTCTTGGCAGCATGTGTATAGTCTCTCAGCCCTTGATCAGGCGGAAACGGTTGGAGAGAGTCTTGGCCAAACGCCATAGACTGTTAACCTGTGGCTACGTTATTGACTGTCAATGGAATTGACGCACCAACACCAACATCAGCGCCGGTGGTGGTTTGTAGAGCATTGTCATAGCGGATGGTCATGCTCACTGTCATGGGCTCTGTTCCAGTGCCATAGTTGGCATCGTTGTAGTTGACACCTTGTAGATAGCAACCTAGTATGGTCCAGGTTTCAAGGGCTATGGGTGCGTTGGCACCATTGCCACCATCTAGCACTTCAAACACCGTGGTAAACTTGTAGTCAATGCCCGAAGCGGCAGAACTTTGCTCAAGGAAGTCCAATTGTTTTTGCAGTTGTTCGCCAACCAGGCGGCTGACATTGCCGCCTGCATCATCACGTACTTCACAGGTACAATCAGCCCAGCTGTGCTTGCCAGCCAAACGGATGGTACTGTTGTAGATAGGAAGATCAATGTTGTCAAATGTGACCTGTGGGCGAGTGAAACTGATCACTTGCTTGGTCAATTCTGTAGTAGGTTGTGTTACTCCTAGTCCTAAAAAAGTCACGCGAAAGCGAAACTTGAGTTTTGGCATCAGCAGACCTTGTGCTGAGCTGCTTTGATCGCTGGCCAACGGTACGGTCAGTTTGGTTAGTGATGCTGTTGCCATTTGTTTGTTCTCCTAATATACGTTTATTTATGGCGTAGTATCCAGGCAAATTTTTGAGCCAATTTGCCTGGTTTCAATTACGCTGATGCCTGCGCCGCAATAGTTCCTGTGTTCTGAATACGCATTGGAATGTAGATAAACTCCACGGCCTTGACTGGCTCAATGGCTATGTCCACATACAATTCGTTACGATCAATGGTCGACGGAGTGTTGTTGGTCAAATCACAAACAACCAAGTAATCGTACAAGCCACGTTTGTTGACCAAGTCAATCATGAGTGCTGTGATCTGATTGGTAATAGCAGCCCTGGTAATGGTATCGTTGGGCTCAAACAAGTATTGATTACCAATGATCTCCAGACGTCCACGTATGTAAGCTACCAAGCGTGCCACGTTGATACGATCCAGTGCTGTGGCATTGCCTTGCAAGGTATGATTACCAAAGTTTACAATACCTGTGCCAGGTATGAATGTAACTGGGTTGACATTGTTGGTGTACAACACATCACGCAAACCTTGATTTACACCCAGAGGCTGGAACTCACCTGATACTGCGTCAAGATATCCAATCTGTAGACCATTGTCTACCACACCGCGGCGTAGACCAGCAGGAGCAAACCATGGATAGGCCACTGAGTCGCTGCGTATGATGGTACGCAACATCATGTGACTTGGTGCAGTAACCACAACATTGCCGTTGAGATCAGTGGTGGTGCAACTTGGGTAGAACGCAGCCGAGTAGGCATCGCCGGCAGACAAGTTACCATCGCCGGTGTCAAGACCTAGTCCATTGTTGTTGGTAGCCCAGGTCACGATTTCGTCGGGTGTGAGTCGTAGTGGTGTGTCAACTATGCTGAATGAAGTTTGTCCACGATCGTTGTTGAGCACTTCCATATTGGGTGCCAATTCTGGGTACTGAGTACATACTATGAGATTGTACTGTGCCTGTTGTTCACGCAACTGTGTGCTGGTGTCAATGGCCACTCGCAGAGCTTGTACAATCAGGTGCCGTTGAGCCTGTCGACCCATGTTGGGGCTACCATCTGCCCGTAGACCACTGGCAGTGACCCAGGTATTAGTCTGGCTTGGTAATACCAGTGGCGATGGATAGTCCTGTGAATTGAAATAGTTGACTGCAAATGACTTGACGTTGAATCCTGATCTACGAGTATTGAACAACAAGATTCCTTCTGGATACAGCTCAGGATCTGGAGCATCAAGATCCACATAGTCACTGGTGATCAAAGGTGTGCTGCCGGAAGCTATGGGTGGAATCGGATCTGTGATAGGATTGGTTGTGCCGTTGGGTGCCCAACGTGCATCTGCAAATAGTACGCCATTGATCGTGGTCTGATCGGCATTGTTGATCGTGACCCACTGATCTTCTCCATCCACACTTTCCCAGCGACTGATCACTGGATAGTTTTCTAGATCTGCAGTATTGATCCATAGATCACCGTAAACCAATGGGCTTTCGGCGTCATCGGTCTGCGTGGTAGGTGCTGTTGCGCTGAATATAGGACCACTTGCATTAGTCAGACTCAAGTTGAAACCACGCACATCGTTGGTGACATTTTGATAGCCGTTCCAGATTCCATTGTTTTGTATCATGATATCCACTGTGGTGGCATCACTGTAGTACCAGTAGGTACCATTGGCTGGATCAATGTTGGGTTGGCTGGACGAAGCAGTGTAGGTAAACGTAGGTGCAGTTACCCAATTACTGATTACTATACCGGGTCCTGTGACAAATTGATTGCGCACCTGTGGCACTGCTGTGGTGAATCCTGCATCGGCTATTGGAGTGTTAGCTCCGTCTACAATGAAAATCACTCCACCTGTGGCATGGGTAAACACTATTTGTCCGGCGCTATTGACTTCGGCGCTGACATTTGGCACATTGGCCGCACTGACTGCCGCCACAAAAGCCGCAGAATCAGTGCCATCTAAAATAGCTGTAACATATACTGGAGCCACAGATTGCTCTGGTTGCGAAGCAGATAATTGAAAGGTTGATCCGTTGACAAACACAGGATCAACTACGGTGCCTGTGGCCACTGTGGGCCCTGGGGCCAGGCGTTCCATGATTTGGAAACCACCGGTTTCGTTTTTGTAAGGATCAATCTGTGCATAGGTAGTACCAGCTGGAATGGCTGACCCGCCACCCACTGGATCTAGTGCATTGTTGGCATCAAGATCTAGGTTGTAGACCGGGCAGGCCTGTAGTACAAATGTGCCCAGAGTGGAATCATAGCGTTTGACCGAGATAAACATGCCTTGATTTACAGCATTTTCTTGCTGGAACACGCTGCCAGTGGGTTCGGGCTGTGTGTCTGTGGTGCGCCATCTTGGCGCTTGATAATTGTAACCGTGGAAGTAGGCAGGAGCTGCGTATTGCCCAGCAGTTATGCCCAAGGTGGCCAAGGGTGTGCCAGAAACGTTGTTGATGGCTATGACGCCTTGATCCATGGTGCTGCCATCATTGGTGGCCGAGCTGTCGGCATACAAAGTCAATTTTCCACCAATGTATGCTGCGTACACTCCGTCGGCGTTCAAGGCTGAGTTGATATCAAAAACCACATCGGCCAATTCATTGTTAGGCGAGGCCTGCACAGTGATGGTGACATCGTTGATGGCAAAACTGTTGCCCGGTGTCAAAGTTGCCGGAGCCAAGGTACCTTGTATCGTGGGCCAAGCTGTTTTCCATTCATCGCTGCCGACCAAGACCCAGGTGTTGTAGAGATCGCCAGCACTGGCACCATCTTGTAACCAACCAGGTGCTTGAAGTGAAGTAGGACCGCCGCGCTTGTAGTACAAGGGATTGTAGATGTTTGTGGCCACCACCGCATAGTCTCCAATGGTTCCATAACTGGGCAGTGGCACTGTGCTCAGAGGAGTCAGATACACATCGTCGGTGATCACGCTGGGTGTCTTGTCGGTAAATGTAGCAGTGCTTTGATTCCATTCGTTGATACCAAAC